ATATATTACAAATATCTTTCCATTTTAATTTATTTTGACTATTGGAACAATAATACCTATTTTTTTGGAAAATAAACTATAAAAATATGGAAATTAATGAAAAAGGGGAAAACCTCACAAATCCAAGGATTCAAGTCTACAAAAGTCGTGTATGGCACGGTAGACTCAATAAACTTTAAATCACTTTATTTAAATCTTCAAACATGGGTAGAACCAATAAAAGACACAGAGAATTGGAACAGGGTTGTTTTAAATCTAAGTCGGGAAATAAGACATATTGTACATAATAGTATTGATAGATTCTTATTTGACGATAACTTTATTGTTGATTTAGATTTACGGTCAAGTGGATTATCAACAGGAAAAAAATCGTTCTTAAATTTAGAAATTAACATTTACCTAAAAGAACAAGAAACAGATTTCAAATCAATTAGATTACGAGATTCTCTGAAAAAAATAACAAAAGACATTGTACAACAAAGCTTCAACGAACATGAATACTTTAAGTTTTACCCAACTAAAAATGGTAAAAGAAAAGAATTAGTGACACAAATAGATAATCTTCAATATTTATAATTAAAATTAAAGATGAATCTAAAAATTATAAAACCTGGTGAGTCAGGTAAGGGGATATTAGTCGAGTATGATGCAGGATATATTTCACCAAAAAGTGAACAAAATTCTTACATATTAGAATCAACGAATATGTTGGACCATTCTAAACCATTTGAGTTTTATGCGGTTTTACAAAAATATAATACACCTAATAGAAACGGTAGAATATATCCTGAACGTATCCTTAAAAGAGAAGCGGACAATTATAAAAAACTAATCCAAAAGGGAACCTCTTTATCTGAGTTAAATCACCCCGAATCATCACTAATTGATTTAGACCGAGTGTCTCATTTAATTACAGATGTTTGGTGGGAAGGACCAACCTTAATGGGTAAATTAAAATTATTGACAAGTCCAGGATTCCACGAAAGAGGAATTGTATCGACTAAAGGAGATATGGCGGCAAACTACTTAAGACAAGGTGTAACCCTTGGTATCTCATCAAGAGGTGTTGGGTCTTTAAAAAAGATTGGTGAACAGAATGAAGTACAAGACGATTTTGAATTAATCTGTTTTGACTTAGTTTCTTCTCCATCAACACCAGGAGCGTATCTTTTCTTAAATAAAGAAGATAAAGGTAATTTTGAAGAGAACATTGAAGAAGAAAAAAGAATGTCGGTAGAAAGACATGTTGGGGATTCAGGAAACAAATCGCTTGACTTAATGAAAAAATTGAACGATTATTTAGGAAACAGATAAAAAAAAATTATTAAACATGGAACAAGGAGAAAAGTATTTCGTAGCAAAAGTTACAATTGATTCAGTAGATTCTGAATCAGGAAAAATTAAAAAATTAAGAGAAGAAAAATTAGTGAACGGATTCACCCCAACTGATGTTGAGGCAAAAGTAACTAAGATTTTCGGGTCGTATACCCAAGATTGGAGAATTACGGCAATTGTTGAAAGTAAAATTAATGAAGTAATAGAGTAAATTAAATTTCAATAATAAATTAAAAGGAGACCCAAAAGGTCTCCTTTTTTATTTTTTGTCAAATGGGTGATATTTATTAATTAATAAATAAACGGATTGGAATTGAGTTAAATTAAACTTTTTTCACAATTGGTAATATTTATATATAAAAATATAAAACTCACAATGGCAAAAGAAAAATCATTAGTAGAAGATGCAATCATTCAAATGAAAAATTTGGAAGAAGCGGTTGCCGAAAACGCAAAAGGAATACTTGCTTCAACAATGTCGCAAGAAATCAAAGAATTGGTAAAAGAATCTCTATTTGAACAAGAATCAGATGACGAGGTTGAAGACGATGCGGATATGGACATGGACATGGATGACATGGATATGGATATGGACGCTGATAACCAAGATACAGACGTTGAAGACGATGACATGGAAGATGACATGGCAGATGATGACATGGAAGATGACATGGCAGATGATGACATGGCGGATGATGACATGGCAGATGATGACATGGCAGAACCTATCGACTTAACTAACAAATCAGACGAAGAAGTTCTTCGTGTATTCCAATTGATGGGACCTGATGATAATATCGTAGTAACGAAAGATGCTGGCGGTAATATTAATCTTAAAGACAATCAAGCAAATAAAGAATATATGATTGTTGGTGAAGGAATGGATGACATGGAGTTTAATGAAATGTTTGGTGATGATGATATGGAAGAAGATTATGAAGAAGAATACGAATCTGATTCTAATATTGATGACATCATTGAAAAAGTTTTTAACGAGGACGACTCTGAAGGAATGAATGACTTTAACTCAGAAGAATTTGATGAGGAAGAAGAATCTGAAGTCGTTTATGAAATTTCATTTGATGACGAAGAAATGGACGACATGGAAGAAGAATACGACATGGAAGAAGAATACGACATGGATGAAATGAATATGTACGAATCTAAGTCAGGTAAGAAAACTATCAAACCAAAAGGAGTTGGAATGGGAAAAGGTCCTAACGTAAAAGTTTACTCTAAAAATCCAAATCAAGGAACAGGTTTCAAAACAAAAATGAAACAAGGTCCTAGAGCGGTTGGTACGGGTAAAGCAAAATTTGAATATAAAAAAGGTGAAAACTTAGGTGACAAACTTGGAAAAAACAAGATGGTCAAAAAAGCGGAAACCAAAGAAGGTGTACGGACATTAGGTACAGGTAGTATTGCGGGTAGAAAAGGTGGTTTACCAAAACCAAGAGCTCACTCAGCATTTAACATGGCACTTAAAGAAAGTAACACAAAAGAAGTACAAGTTCTTAGAGAAAAGAATGAAGAATACAGAAAAGCATTAAACATCTTCAGAAATAAATTGAATGAAGTTGCAGTATTCAACTCAAACTTAGCATACGCTACACGTTTGTTCACTGAACACTCAACATCAAAACAAGAAAAAATCAATATTTTAAGAAGATTTGATGGTGTAGAATCAATCAAAGAATCTAAAGGTTTGTACAAAACCATTAAAGACGAACTTTCACCTACAACAAGTCAATCAATGAATGAATCATTTGAGCGTAAAATTGAAAACGCACCAACGACAGGTTCAGCGATTAACTTAATTGAGAACAAAACTTATGAAAATCCTCAATTCCTTAGAATGAAAGACTTAATGTCTAAAATGAAATAAAACATAAAAATAAACTAAAACAAAACAAAAAAAAAACTAAAATGGGAGCATTATTAGAATCAGGTCTTGTAGGTAACATCGGGTTAAAACACCTTAAAGTTATCAAAGAAGATACAATCAACAAATGGGATAAATTAGGATTCCTAGAAGGCCTTAAAGGTCACCTAAAAGAGAACGTAGCTCAGTTATATGAGAATCAAGCGTCTCACTTAATAAACGAAGCTACTGCGGAAGGTTCTTCAGGTTCATTTGAAACTGTTGTTTTTCCTATCGTTAGACGTGTATTCTCTAAATTATTAGCGAATGAAATCGTTTCTGTACAAGCGATGAACTTACCAATCGGTAAATTGTTCTACTTCGTACCTAAAATTCAAGGGTATGATGGCGGAACCGCTCAAACACCAGGTAACGATTACGCTGGTCAATCAGGTGAACATTACGGACCAATTGGTGCTGTTGATGGTTTAACTGCGGCACAAGGACAAGCTGGTCTTGGTTATGGTACATCATCTACTTACGGTAAGAAAAATCTTTACGATTTATTTTACGAAGGAAATGAAGGACAATTAGACCCTCCAGGTTTATTCGATTACTCTAAAGGACAATGGTCAGCAGTTACTGTTGGAACATATATCCAAGTTTGGGAAAATGGTGCCTTAACTGACTTAGGAACGGGAACAACGTTAGACAATCAAAATGTTAGAAAAGTAATTGTTTCTATGTGCGGATTTGCAAATGTAGGTACAGGAAAATTAATCGGACCTGATGGTAACGAATATGATTCTGAGACTTTTTTATCTGATTTAAGAATTTTTGCTAACGGTACTTATACTGACTCTACATGGTCTGCAAGTACTGCATCAACACAATGTCAAAACGTTTTTGATTCTGCTCATGACCCTAAATCATTATTGTTCAGAGTTGTTACTCAACAATACGGTCAAGGAATTGTATCAGGGTTAAACAGTATGGCACAAACTACTTGGCCAACAAATGGTAATGGTGGTCAATACAATGACATCTGTTCACCAACAGGTTGTATCTATTTAGAAGTTGATTTATCATGTCCAGCATGTGCTGATTGTGGTTCAGATACATTAGATGGTTACACAGGAACTACTCTTGGAGCTAATGTTTCCGATACGGCATTTACTGCGGTATTCAGACGTTACAAAGAATTAGAATTTGAAGACAAAATCGGTGAGGTTTCTTTCGAATTGGATTCTGTTACAGTTTCTGTTACTGAAAGAAAATTAAGAGCACAATGGTCTCCTGAGTTAGCTCAAGACGTTGCAGCTTTCCACAACATCGATGCTGAAGCTGAATTAACAGCTTTATTATCTGAACAAGTTGCGGCTGAAATCGACCGTGAAATCTTAAGAGATTTACGTAAAGGTGCGGCTTGGAACTTACGTTGGGACTACAACGGTTGGAGAAGAATTTCTTCAACAACTAACTACACTCAAAAAGACTGGAACCAAACATTAATCACTGCGATTAATCAGTTGTCAGCACAAATTCACAAGTCTACTTTAAGAGGTGGAGCTAACTGGATTGTTGTTTCTTCTGAAGTTTCCGCAATTTTTGATGATTTAGAATACTTCCACGTATCTAACGCGTCTCCAGAGCAAGACCAATACAACATGGGTATTGAAAGAGTTGGTACATTAGCTGGTCGTTACCAAGTTTACCGTGACCCTTACTTCCCGGCTAACCAAGTGTTAATCGGTCACAAAGGAACGTCATTGTTAGACACAGGTTACGTTTACGCACCGTAC